TACTATGACGACCCAGGTCTTGCTTGGTTAGTGCTTGCATCAAATAGTATCGTTGACCCATATACAGAGTGGCCTAAGTCTCAAGAGAATCTAGACAAGTATGTGATAGCACAATATGCCAAACAGTCTGGAGTTGAGGGAGAAAAAGTTTTAGACTGGGCATTAAATAAAACAATTTCTGCTAATATTATTCATTATCAAAGCCAATATGAGGAAGACGTTCGTCTCAGTCGTGCATCATTTGTTTCTCTTGGTAATAGTCACACAGTATCTGGAGATAAAATTAAGATAGGAGAAGTATATACCATTGATAAATTAGGTGATATTACTGCCGAGAACTGGACATTATTGACAGGTACGCAGGGTGCCTTTGTTGGTAATACATTTGTTGCGAGGGTAAATGGAGAAAATATATTCTTTTCTGATACAGCACAGGTAACAGGCTCATCATTAACCAATCCCGCACGAGAATTTGTTGCAGTTCGAGCATACGATTACGAATTTGCAGTAAACGAACAGCGAAGAGAAATACAGTTAATCAATAAAGGGCTAGTACCTAAACTAATAGATCAAATGGAAGAAGTATTACAAAATGGTTAAGTCAGCAAGTCAAGCAGGATTCTTTACTCTTAAACATTTTAAGGTAAAGCCGCTATTAAAAGAGAATATTAATACGAGTAGCGAGAATAGCGACCTGCCTGAATTCGTTGAACTTGCAAAAACAATAGTAAACTGGGGAATTAATGAGTCAATGAACTCACCATTTATCTCAGGTCACGCAACTATTATGGAGAGTGACAATCTATTAGAGAATGTTCCGTTCATTGGTGAAGAAGAAATAGAACTAACCTATACAGATTTCTATGGTGAAAGCGCCACGCACAAATTTTTTCTATATGCCATCGAAGATATACAGCCAGCGGCCTCAACTAATGACAGAATGATGAAGTATACAGTAAGGTTCTGTTCAATACAAAAGCTACAAGGCGACCAAAGATCAATAAGAAAGTCATATAATAAAACAAAAATCTCTGATATGGTTCAAGACATCTATGATACGTTCATGGTAACTGATGATCCCTCTCAAAGTAAACCAATAGAGATAGAAGATACAGATGGCGAACAAACTTTAGTGATACCTGACATGAGAGCAGACGCCGCAATGCAGTTTTTATCTAGAAGGGCATACAGTGAAAGAAATAAAACAGCATTATATAGATTCTTTGAGACAAGAGAGAAGTATTATTTCTGTACGCCTGAGTACCTGGTCGAAAAATACCGCCCAAATCTAGAGAAAAACGCCTCGGAAATAAACCCGCTTTATTTTATCTACAACACGTTAGAAGACAACACAGGACCGGGTCAGATGATTGCCCAACAGTCTGTAAACGACTTCAATTACGGCACAAAGGTCGATACCTTTCAAGATATGAAACAAGGCACTTATCGCCGTATCGTAACGGAACTCGACCCAACGACAAGGACTCGTATCGAACGCCAGTATGATTACTCTACTGAGGTCGGTGAGAAAGAGTTTCCATCGCCTGTCAAGCTAACGCATTCACAGAACTTCCTAGATAGATATATGGCTTTTAATACAGCGCCTGAGGAGTATCTACTTACAGACTTTCCACAGATTGGGCAGAGCCAAGGGCAGGACAATATGAAGAAGCCCTATCAGCACTTCTATGAGAACTATACAGCAAAGCCTATTGTTGACTATCACTTTGATGTGAATACTTTAAAGATAGAGATATTTGGGCGTATTGAGATGTATCCGGGCATGATGATTAATCTTGAACTCTATAAGATTAGTAATACTGTATCTGGGACAAGAGAGATTGATCATGAGAGAAGTGGAGACTACATTGTGACCGATGTTATAAATGTTTTTAGTGGAGATATCTATAAGCAGGCAATATCTATTACTAAAGGTGGTCTAACGTAATGGAATTGGTTTGGAATGATTTTCTTGGAATTTGTTTAATATTATCAATAGGTTACAGTATCTATTGTGTACTAGAGGATAAGCAATGAGCGGTGGATTTAATAATATGTTGCACTTTGTTGGTGTTGTGGAAGATAACCATGACAGAACAAATGCTGGGCGAGTTCGTGTTCGTGCCTTTGGTATACACCCACCTCGTGTTTCTTCTGATATAGAAGATAGTGTTCCAACACAAGATTTACCTTGGGCAACTGTACTAGACGGGACTTATGGTGTATCGCCAGTGATTCCATCGATTGGTGACTGGGTGTTTGGTTTCTTTGTAGATGGTAGAGAAGCACAACAGCCTATGATCATTGGTAGACTACCAGGCATACATATGAATCTACCTGGCGGTGCAGGAGAGCCCGGTGAAGATGCATATCTACCACTAGAGTCTGTACACAACTATGGTAAGCCAGAATTACATCGATATCAAGGCGGTGAAGACTTAGATAAGGGGCAGACTTTAATACAGAGAGCATCTCAAGAGTCTGATATACCACAGGCATTAAGTGAAGAAACATTTGATGAACCACCTGTTGCTATGCCCGAGAATAACTTTAATAATAGAGTCTTTGCTAGTAAGAGTGGAGATAACTTCCTTGTGATGGGTGATGGAGACGAGAGTGAGAGTTCTGATTACATTTTGATGTCCCACAGTTCGGGCTCCGTGTTTCAGATTGATCCGAACGGCACTGTCTTTATTAAGTCCTTTGGTGATCAGTATAACACAACTGATGGGGTAAAGTCAACCTATGTTACAGGTTCTTCTCATACAAATATACAAGAAGATTGGACTATCAAGGTAGAAACAGGCAGTGGTAAAGTCTATATTAATGGTGACCTTGACATAGAGTGTGAGAACTTTAACGTCACAGCAAGAGCAAATATGAATCTTCATGCGGGGGTGAAGACCAATATGTCATGTTCTGGACTGTCAATACTTGCCCATAGTGACGACATTAACATGGTTTCTGATGGAAGTATTAAGATGAATACAGGTACAGACGAGACAAAAGGTGGTTTCTATGTACAGTCACTGTTTGGAGATTGCCATATAGACACATATAAAATGAACTTATTCAGTGAAACATACACTAAGATATCAGCAAAAGGCACGCCTGCTGAGTCAGAACAACTACTTCCATATGCAGATGCGGGTCATCATGGTATCGAAATTAACTCGCCAGACATCGTTCATCTTGATGCCGGCAAGAACATATCACTGAATGCCAATAAACTTGCAATGAATAGCGCAAGTCATACTACAATTAATGCCGGTGGAAGAGCAGATATGGTAGCAGGTGCTACAGCAAACATTAAAGCAGGTGGTAATGCGAACGTCACAGGCGCTCAAGTACACCTAAATGATGGTAACGCAGAGGCAGCCAGTGGTAATTATAGTGATAGCGAGGGTGCTAGAGGCGAACAGAAAGACTTAAAAGATGCTCAAGTATCAGTAACAGAGGTAGCAACAGTGTTATCACCAACTGAAATACCACCAAGTAGGGCGCCAAGAGACCCTGTTGTAGAGAGGCAACCTACATTCATTACAAGCACAATGGCAACTGGAGACGACTAGATGAGTATTACATGTGATAATACTACGCCACTAGGTAGTAAAAGAGATTCGACTATACTGAATACTAATTCAGATGCACTGATTGCGGCTATATTAGACCTTCAGAAACTAGCAGATGAGAGTACGTCTAATCTGAATAATGCCAATAGGGCGGCAATTGTTGATCTCACAAACGGGCTAAACAACATACTAACAAACAATGCCATTGACGAATTTCCTCGTTTAAAAGAGAGAGTAGATCAGAATGGGGGTGTTTCATACACTGATATTGCTGATTTTATCACTACGAACAATGGTAATATAGATGATCTGACAGCCGCTGTAGATGATTTTAACACAAATTCATCGTCAACACTCACAGCAAACATGGGTAGTGGTGCCGGTACTGGTACAGATGACCTTAATTCTACACAACTATTGAATGATGCACTATCAACAGTATCTGGTGTTGGTGTATTAAATGGTGGACTTGACTTAGATTTAAGTGGTACACAGGGTAGTGGTGGACTAGGAACAGGCTCACAATCTGCACTAGGAACAGGCTCACAATCTGGACTTACTGGTGGTATAGCAGGTGTGACTGGGGGTGGTACAGAATTAAATACTGGCTCGGGTCCTAGTAATATCATTGGTGATGTGAATGGGCTATCTATTAATCAACCCTTTAACCCCTCAATTACAACGACAACTACAACTATTGGTGAAGAGGCATTTGGTGTTGGTTCTGATCCACTTGCTGGCTTAGTGGTTGGTAGTGGTGGATTAGGAACTGGTAATTTCCCTGTTGAGTTGACAGACTTTCAATTACCTGATAGTAGTGGGGGTGCCGCAACGACTGGTGGTACACTTGGTTCATTTACGCCAATAGCATTAGACGATGCGGGTAATCCAGTTGATCTATTTAATTTAGATAATCCACAAGACTTTAATTCATCAACAGGTAACATTGATGGTATACAGGGTACGAGTGGAAGTGGTACAGCAATTGCTTCTAGCTTTATTGTGGCATCTACATTAGCACTACAAGATACACAGTATGGTGCTAGTGGTGATATGTCTTTATCAGATAAGTTAGCCATTCTATCTGGTAGAAAGTCTCTATATCCAGTGATTGTATATAAGCTAATGCAAGACTTAGACCTTAACTTCGCTATGAATCTTGGTCAAGACTTATCTAGTTCTATATGTGGTGTATATAATGATGTACTAGAGAAAGTAACAAAGATATTTGCATTTGTCAATACTGGTAAGGCACTATTAAGTCAAGTCGAGAATCTACTAGAGAAAGATGTTAAGAAGTTAGCCGAGAGTATTAAACAGAAGGGCATACTACAGACACTATTAGATATACTCAAGAGGATTATTGAAGAAGCAGTGAAAGCCGCTAGAGATGTAGCAACAGCCGCAGTTGCCGCTGTTCTTGGTGCTGTATATGGCATGTATAAAGCATCGATGGCTGTCATGAAGAAGGTTGGTAAGATCATACAAGACATTAACAACTATATGCAAGATGCTACAATACAGTCTATCATACAAGACATGGAAAAGCTAGTAGTTAAATTAGCTGATCAATTCGAAAGACTTACTCCACAAAACATTGCTAACATAATATTCCGTCTATGTCAAATGGCTCGTGATATACAAGCAAAACTCATGGAGCCAGCACTTAAAATGCAAAGATTCGCTGGAAGTCTTGCGACAGAATCCCGGGTACTTCAGAGCCAGAATGCCGTAAATACACAGAAAGCAGTGAAGTATGGTGCTATACGAATCAGTGATGAAGAGCGAGAATCAAAGAAACAAGACATCATTGTAAAGAACTCTAAGGCACCGCCCTCTGATCAAGAAGCAGACTTTCTTACTAAGATTGGTATGACACCAGAAGAAGCCGGTCTTGTAACAAGTGTTAATTCGAATCCAGACGCTACTCAAGTCATGTCTACGATTACATTCTCATCAAAGGTAATAAGTGATAAGGAGTTTCAGGGCGTTAATGATATGGTGTGGGTAAGACTGATAAGAACAGCTAGACAGACTGGTGAGTCATATGAAGTAAAGTCTGCAAAGACAGCCAAGTCAAGAAATCCAAAGAGAATGGGTGGCGTATCAAATACAATACACAACACTGGATATGCTGTAGATATTACTGTCACTGAATCAAATAGAGATGACACTATTGTAGCCGCTAGTAGAGCAGGCTTTGGTGGTATTGGTGTATATAGAAATCATCTACATTTAGACACGAGTGCCCGACGTTCATGGGTATCTGGATTTAGTGGACAAGCACTTACAAGTATAAAAGAATTAACAGAGAAGCATGATATTGATGGCTTTAGAAAGAAGCGTTCATAATACGCTATAAATATATAATACGACTATAATAGGATACAGCATATGTCACTTAAACCAAGACAGAAAGTAGTAGAATTTTTCTCTGACTTTAGTTCAAATCTAGAGACAGTGCCTGGTCGTGCTGATCTTGCAAGAAAAGTAAATGAAGCCGCTGTAAAAGAATCAGTTAAGAATCTCGTAATGACAGATCGTGGAGAGAGATTATTTCAACCACAGCTAGGTTGTGATATACGAGGATCGTTATTCGAGAATGTTACACCCAATGTAGTTCTTATTATAAAAGAGAATATAAAGAACACACTTAAAACATTTGAGCCTCGTTGTATAGTAAAAGATGTTATCATAGGCGGTAACATAGATAGAAATGAACTGAGTGCTACTATCGTATTCAGCGTAATAAATAGTAATAGAGACTCAACAATCACAATCGATCTTGGTAGGGTAAGATAATGACAGATATTTCGCCAATCACGAATCTAGACTTCGATGGCACAAAAGCAGAACTTAAAAAGTTCCTAAAGAATCAAGTACAATTCAAAGACTTCGATTACGAAGGCGCAAACATGAATGTACTATTAGATATACTATCGTATAACACATTCTATAATAGCTATTACTATAATATGGCTATATCTGAAATGTTTCTTGATAGTGCCTCTCAACGTAATAGTGTTATCTCACATGCAAAAGAATTAAACTATCTTCCTACAAGTAGACGTAGTGCAAGAGCCACAGCAACACTTGCTATCACTTATCCAAATAATCCAAGTAACTACTTTAACATACCAGAAGGCACTGCACTCATTGGTCGTTGTGGTAATAAGACATATAATCTATTAACTGATATATCATATAGTGCTATAAGATCGACTGATAACGAAAACGTATTTCTTGCAGATATAGAAATCTATGAGGGGCGTAAGATTACCGAGACATTGACTTCTCGTGATACCCTACTATCAAACGATAACATTGATACACGCAGTATTATGTTGACTGTGAATGGTACTGAGTATACTTATCGTACAGATATCACAGGCGTATCTGCTATTGACAAAGTGTTCTACTTACAAGCAGAGAACGATGACAAGTATTCTATACAATTCGGAAAAGACAGATTTGGTGCTGAACCAACTATTACTGATTCTATTATAGTATCATATAGAGTGACTGCTGGCGCCGCCGCTAACGGAATTACTTCATTGACTTTGGGCGCTTTTGGCGGCGCAAGTTCAATAGACATCGTAGTAACTGCTCCATCTTCGGGCGGAAGAGATGCGGAAGACATTGAATCGATTCGGGCGTTTGCACCAAAGTCTACTCAAATACAAGAGAGAGCAATTACACGAAAAGACTATGAGACTCTACTACGTTCTCGTTTTCCTAATATACAAGCAATTAGTGTATATGGTGGTGATGAAGTTGATCCACCACAGTTTGGTAAAGTCATCATCTCGGTTGACGTAGTTGGTGGTGAGGGTGTTGCTGACTATGAGATTGCTAACTTTAAACGCTTCCTACAAGATAAGACTCCACTCACAATTGAGCCTATCTTTATTACAGCGAAGTTTGAGTTCGTTGACACGAATGTAACTGTTACTTATGATCCACAACTTACTGCTAAGTCGCCGGGTCAAATACAGAACGAAGTTAATGATGCTCTAATAACATACAACAATCAGTATCTTAACGACTTCAATAAGACATTAAGACAGTCTCGACTAGCGGCATATCTTGATGCACTTGATCCATCTATTGTATCTACTGATATCTTTACTCAGCCTATCATTGAGTATGTTCCAGACTTAGATGTATCTGCGTCACCATCATTCTCTTATGAGGCACAATTAATTCAGCCTTATCCATTTGACGAAGACAATGGATTTGAGTCATTTCAGCCTGCAATAAGTAGTACACGATTTGTTGTAGAAAACAACTTAGTAACATGTAAAGATGATGGTAATGGTAACATGATGCTTGTAGTTGCTGATGGTAATACTGAGCGAGTATTCAAGCCTAGCATTGGTACTGTTGATTATCAGAAAGGTCAGATTAGATTAATTGATTTAACAATTAGTGCTTTTGTGGGCAAATCAATTAAGTTTACTGCAAACACATCTAACAAAGATATTGTTCCGCCTAAAGATCGTATTATTGTGATTCGTGGTGAGGATATAAATGTAACGGTCAAATCATTGGAATCATAATATAATGAGTGTTGAAGTAA